TGGATAGTCTTCTTGATAAATGCCACTTTCCACACAAATAGTGATGTTGAGATCTTTAACAGTTTCTCCAAACTCCATCTGTTCTCCCTCCTGGAAGAAACTTGGTCTAGTTAATCTAACCCAAATGGAATCTGCGCTGGCGCCACTGCCTGGAAGATACTTTACAATGGATCCGCCTGCTCCAGATGTGCTGCCTAATAATATTTTAGCAGGAATAATGTGAACACTGCCTGGAGACCCTTGGTCAACATAACCGTTTCCACCGTTACTAAAAACCACAGTGTATATTCCAGTACCAAAGCTGGCCGCAGGGGCTGATCCATACCCGTTAGCAATAATGCTAAGGATAGTGTTCATATTGTTGGCAAGTGTGGTCTTTGCGGCAGTTGACGCAGTCAGTGATCCGTTGAACGCTTGAGCAATTAGTGTTTGAAAGCGAGTAGCTGAAGTTTGATTCAATACTTGCAATGCCAAGTTCTTAGCAAACGTGATGCCGTCAACAGTTTCTGTCAACTGAGTTGTGATAGCTAGTCTAGCACTGGCACTTTTGTAATAACTCTTACCAGCAGTGACTGTTTGATAATTGCCACCAGTCAACAAATCAATACGCATACCTTCAATGATATAGCCAAGGTCTCTGTAACAAGTAAATTCGTTGTAGTTGAATCCACCTATGTATTTGATAGTTAGATAGTTGACAACACTGGTTGATATGGCTGCTCTGGTACCAATAATAGTGGTTCTTGCGGCTTTGTACACACTGTCGTACACTGCCAAATCTGGATACACATACACCAATGTTGTATTATTTGCAATAATAGTTGAAATATTTCCAAGTTTTTCACTTACTAACGGGTTGGCTACGGCCCCGCCCGCCCATACAATATTAAATGTTTGGGTAACACCACTTTGAAATGTTGGAGTCACGGTATTATTACCAACTGATAATGCCGCTATATTTTGTAACCGTCCAATTGATTGTGCATAAATGGCACGTTCACCGCTGGACAACGTTGACACTCCGTTAACCCAGTATTCATAACCGTTTGGTAAACTACCTGAATTTCCACCGTAGGTTATGTCATATGCAACTGCTTCTAAAAAATAACCCAGTCTACGTTTGAATGAAACAACACCTTCTGCAGGAACAAATGTAGGTGTTTGCGCCAGTTGCCAAGCATATGTTTCTTCTACTAAGAAATTGATATTGGCCAACAATGCCTGTCTGGCATAGGTGAACCCTGAACTTAATCCAGTTGGGCTAGTATAGGTAGGCACGGATCTTGAACCAATACCTACAGTTAATATGTTTGTTATAGTGGCAAAATTAGTGGTAATAATACCATTAATAACATCGTTGTTGATAACAGAAAAACTTGTGTTGGAATTAATGTAAGTAGTTGCCGCCGTTTTTAATGCGGACTTTTGAGCTAAAATGTCAGTCCTTGCTGTTAACAACACAGAAGATACTGAACTGATTGTTGGATACACCACAGTAGGAGCGGGCAAACTAATAGCATTAACAATACTCACTATGGAGGCTATGTTTGTTGAAATGCTAGTTGCCGCGGCCCCACCACCAGTAATGGTTTCATTTGTGTATTGTCTAAAGCTAGTTTGATAAACAATTGCTGGCGCGGCATTGAGAATAATAGCTTGTGCCAATGTATTAATATATCCAATGGCCGAAACGCAGGCTTCTTTCTCAGAAGCTAGCAGTTGATAAACGCCGCTTTGCCAATATTGTAATCCAGCATACACGCTTTGTTGATTGCCACCATACATTAAATCATATGTTATGCTCCATACTATGTATTTTACATCACGTTGGCTTTTTGTCGAACTGTATACCACTGTTGGAAAGTTCGCTTTCAAGTACGCAGTGATTTCAGCTTGTATAAACGGAATGTTATTCAACAACAATTCTCTTGCGCTGACTTGGCCAGCCGCAGTGGTTTGAATTGCAGGGAATGACACAGTTGGAATAACATCAGTTGTTAATAAATTGTCAATGACGGTAATATTATTGTTGATAGATGCCACAGCATTTGGGGATAGCGCAACTGACGCTATGGCCGTTAAACTGGTTTTTAAATTTAACAAAGTGGCTTTGATTTCATTCAAATCTAGGCCAGTATTATATTGATCAAATGCCAATGCTACTTGAATACTTTGGAATGAACCTTGAAATACTAGGTCATAGCATATGGCATCTATAACTGCTCCAATGTAATTTTGTGCGTTGACTGTACTATAACTATAAGCTAAAATTATGTTTTTGGCATATTCAATACCGTCTAACAGTTGTGTTAATTGTTCGGTGACTAAATCTATATTCAACGGATTAAATAATTTAGAAGCTTGTGTTACCGTGTTGTAATTTGTGTTCAACACCAAATCGTAACTGATGCCATCAACAATGTTGTTTATGATTGCGGTGTAACGGCCCGAGTCAATTGGAATGTAGTTTACATATTTTTTGTTAAGGTATGCAATGGTTTCGCTGAGTATGAATCCTTTGTTAAGTCTCAACAATTCACTTGCGTGTTCATACCCGCTAACTCCGGCATTGCCGCCACTCAATGTCACACTTTGAATAGTACTGAATGTTTGATTTACGCCTACCGTGTAGGAAATTTTTTGTTTGTAAGGGCCTGGTTCAATACTTGCCAGGTTAATTAAGTTTTCAGCTGCCAAGGCCGCTTGCCCCACAGTCTTATAAGCGTACTGCCAAAATCTACCTTCTTTTCCCGCAGGGCTTTTGGTCTGTTGGTCATCGCCGCTGGCAGTTGACACATACAAGTTGACATTGCTAGAAAAACTGTTGTTATCAACATAATATTTGGTAGCGGCTTGCAAATCGTTAGCACCGTTTGGAGTACCAAATCCTGTTAAAGGCGCTGGATGATCATTCAATGTCAGCGCACCGGTCATAGTATCTCCACCACGATAAACTACATCTTTACGTTGCATAACTTCAGTAGAAAGATAATTACTTGTCAGTGTTTTATCATAATCTGGATCATTAATTTGAGGAGTTGCTGGCTCACTTCTTGATCTTAATGCATTAGTAATATACCCATTTGAAACAGCAACGTAATTGCTGTCTGCATATCCTTTGTTAATAGCCAGTTGTGCAAGTGTGGTTGATACACCTAAAGTGGCATACGATGCATTAAATGCATCAACTAATGCTTGGCTAGGATTTGCCAAACGAGCAATGGTAAAATTATTTGCATTTAAATTTAGCCCTAAACTAGGCGCTGAATCACCAATTAGTCCAGTAGTGGTTGATGTAATAGTTACGCTGGTGTTACTAGTCTTATTAATTGCAATACCAGCACCTGCAATTAAATCTCTAGCAGTTAGGCTTGTTCCGGTGGTGTCACTCATGATAACTTGATTAGCAGTGTAACTATTAGGAGTATCACCTAGGTCGGTAAATCTAATAGTTCCGCCTAGTCCAAAGACAGAGTAGATCTCGTTAAAGTTTTCGTTTACTTTACGGAACGATTCGCGAATACTATCGCCAGTGCCGTCATTACCTTGTACGCCAATATCAATTAGTTGTTGTGTCATTTGTGTTTAAACTCCAAAACTTGAACCGCATCCGCAAGTAGTCTGTGCGTTGGGGTTTTTTATGCTGAATGAACTACCCTGTAAATCTTCTTTATAATCTATCTCTGCGCCAGTCAAATACTGCATACTCATACTATCTACAAGTACTCGAAATTGGTCTAAGGGAACTTCGAAATCGTCTTCGTTCATTTCCTCATCAAACGTAAATCCATAACTCATGCCGCTACAGCCGCCGCCTTGCACAAATGTACGTAATGCTAGTTTTGGGTTGTTTTCTTCAAGAAGTAAATCCTTGATTTTTGTCTTTGCTGATTCAGAAATGGTGATCATAATAGTCCTCGATATGATATTTATCAAAGGATTTTATAACCTTAATGTAAATACAGTTATGTATATTGGAACTGAATTTAGAATAAACCAGCACATACGCACCAGTAAGAAGGGTAAGACCCATTCTTATAGCCGTAAGGTCACAGTAGTATTGTTTAAGTGTGATTGTTGTCAAGGAGTGTTTAATCGAGAAAAAGGATCCATGGATCCCAAGCGATTAAACAATAATTTCTATCATGTGTGCGGAGATTGCGACCCTAAGAAATTTGCACAACTAAAGGGTGTGGAAGCACGTAAGGTATGGGATATGCCTGTAAGCAGTCTTAAGACCTTAGACCAATTCTAGAACTGACAATGTTCCAGTTGATAATTTTCCACTGATTGGCCAAATATCCTTTTTTGTCACTTTGATAATCTAATGCCCATGCATGTTCCCACCAGTCAACTATGAATACAATATCCATTTTTATTTGATGATTTTTGATAGTTTTAATACTGCCATCAGTTGACAAGTACACCCATCCACTGCCCTGTATCTTCATTGCTTCTTTTTGAAAAGCATCTTTAAAATTATCAAAACTTTTAAAATATTTGTTGATAAAATTTTCAGCAATATTTGTAGGTGCATTTGAGGATTGTGGCGATTGATATTGAGTAAACAACAAATGGTGTAAAAACGCACCCGCTTCATTAAAGTCAGCATCGCCTTCGCCATTGTTAAAACGCTCTACATAGGTTTTATACAACTTACCATAATGGTAATTAATGGTTTCTTCTGAGATCGCCGGCTCTAAATCGTCTTTCTTGTAGTGCAAGACTGCTTGAGTTAATGTTTTAGGTGTATTACCTTCATTTAAGGTAATGTGACGAATAAAGTTATACATAATGATATTTATCAGTATAAATAATCCACAAGGAGGAACATACAATGTTCAAAAAAATTAAAGAGTTTTTTACAGGAAAACCTGTTGAAGTTCAAGCAGAAGCACCATATAAAGTCGAGGTTACCCCAGCGGTTTCTGAGCAAGCTGTACAAGCAGTAGTGGAGTCTATTGTTCCAGCCAAAAAACCAGCAGCCAAAAAAGCACCAGCTGTTAAGAAAGCGCCGGCAGCTAAAAAGCCACGTGCTACTAAAGTAACAAAATAATAAAAAGGGCGCAAGGCCTTTTTATTCAAACCGTTTTAGTTGATCGGAGTAACGAGTCAGGTCCTCTTGAATTCTAGCCTTACGCTGTTCATTCAAGTTGGGATTTTCTTCTAGCTCTTCCCTAAGAGTTTCCAACCGATGTATTAGTTGTTCTCGAGATAGCTTTTGGCTTGATTGTACATTGCCATGCTGGCGAGGTTTTTGCCCTTGCTTTCGCACATCATGTCGAACTGTTTTAGAAAAGTTATTGCCCATTCGTTTGTTTTTTGATTCCAATAAAAGTCACTGTGTGCCCTTAGTTTTTGTTTTTTATGTCCCAACTCTAACAGTGTTGTATAGTCAGGCATAATAGTTGTGTCGTGATCAACTAGGTAATCTTCTCTACTAACTGAGTAATGCATAGTAGGGCGACCACCACGCCAGCTATCAATAACACGTTGTACTCGATCATCTTCTGGTGTAATGTATACACCTTCCCTGATCCAATGGTGGTGAATATCCATAACAATAGGCACAACATCGCTAATAGTAAGACAGTCATCCAACCCCCATGAGTTTTCTTCGTTTTCAATTGTAATACAATTGCGGGCTTCGGGGGTAAGTCTTTTGTAGGCACTGCGTATGCCTTCGGGACCGGCTCTACCCGATATGTGGACATTAATTTTAAAGTCTTGAAAGGTTTGTCCATAACCCATCCAACGTGCCATGTCAGCATGATATTCAAAGTCCTCTATACTTCTATTTACTATATCAGGACTTTCACTAGCCAAAACACAAAATTGTCCAGGATGAAAGCTAAGCCTAACACCATTAGTGCGAGCAGTATCGCCAATGTTAGAAAAAACT